ATGGGAAGACTGTCTTTTGAAGATAGCGGACCTTACTGGCGTGCGCTTAAACCTTCTGACCGCACCCCTGAAAATCGTTTGAGGTTCCACAACGTGTACAAAATGATTTCACGTTGTCCCATTGTGCTTCCGGATGGAAACACTTTTATGAAGGGTGATGACGGCGACGGTGGAAATCTTACAGGTCAAGTCGGCACAGCACATGATAATTCACTTATGATGCTGTTCACTATAGCCTATGCCTATGTACGGCTTGTTGACATTGACTACCACCGTTTCCGAACTTTGCTTTCAATCATCACTCTTGGTGACGATTGCACTATGACTATTTCTTCTCAAATCCATGAAAAATTTAACGGAAAAACCATTGCGAAATTGGTTTATGAAGAATTGTCTGTTGTGCTTGAATCACCTTCTTGGGAGCCTAGGACATTTGACAAACTGGGCTTTCTTTCAATGCATTTCTATTGGGATGTTGAACACCAGCAATGGGTTCACACAGTTGATCGAGATAAACTGTATTCTTCTTTGCTTCAGGGTGGGACTGAAAGGACTCCTCCTGAGCAATTACAAAGACTTTGTGGCATGAGAAACGTCGCGTGGGGAAACCTGCAAATGCGACGTGAAATTGATATGCTCATTGCCGAGTACATAGATCTCTACGACAAAAACTTCAAAACACATCCCGACTGGATTCAGGCAAATAAATCCTATGTCAACGATCGTCTTTTGGAACGCCTTTACTTTGGCTTCCATTCCCTTGAGTTTGAGGGTACAAAGCTCTTTGGAATTGACGATCGCTTCCTTGAAAAGCTTCATTTTGCTTACAGTGAGTTCGATCACACTGCATTCCATTCACAATCGCCTAGCTCACAAGGCGTGGGACTGTGAGTGCTCCCACAAACAGACCAATGTCTGATCGACTCTACAACACTGTCAAAGCAAACGCGAAAAAACAAGCAAAGAAACTCGTCCCGAAATCAGTTCGCAAAGCCTTCAAGAAAGCACGACAATCGACAGTTGGACATATCGAGAAAACTTTGGACACAATTTTGCCTGGCAAATCTTCGCTTGATAAGAAACAGTCACTAATTGAAACACAATCAAACATGCCCAAGAAACCTGGAAAATCAAAGAAAG